ATGGTTTTGATATTTATTGTGTGTTATACGTCATTATATTCATTATTAAATTTGAACATAATCTAGTCAAACACTCGTTTCATAAACAATTCTTCCTATACGGAAGAAAGTATCGATAGGTTAGTTATTTAGTTTAATATTGAAAAGATTAGTTCTAATGAACTTTAGTGACCCTACTAATGGGTAAATATGGTTTTGATATTTATTGTGTGTTATACGTCATTATATTCATTATTAAATTTGAACATAATCTAGTCAAACACTCGAAAGATACTTTTATATTCTAAAAATTTTTAAGAAAAATGTTTTTGATTTTGATTTAGTGCGAAAGTTTTTGAATATTTTTGCATCCATTCCTTTTCTTTTATTAATAATTTTTTTCTGAAAGCATTTTCTAGGGTCTTTCCCTTTAGACCACATTCTTTTTTAAAGTTTGTTTTTGATACGTATTCGAGTATTTTGAATGACCATTCCTCAGGCCTAGTAGAATTCCACAGTTTCATTAGTTCTTTACTCGAATGTTTTTTCATTTTTATGTCACTATAGTGGGAAGCCCATCGACTAAATATATCAATAGACATTCCAATATAGTATCCTTGTTCGTGCTTTAATATATAAATTCCTGATATTTTTCTTCTATATGCCATTTTTTATAATTTATTTTGGATACTCATAGTATATTATATATAAAGATTGGTTTCATCCCCATATTCTATTGTTTAAATTAGTTCTAATGAACTTTAAATATAAACCTAATGATTAGTATGGTTTAGATATTAGTGTGTGTTATACGTCATTATTTTAAATCTGTTATCTGACCCTCTGGGGTAACCCCTAATAGTTTTTTTTTTGATTGTTTAAAAATATTTTTAAAAACGTGAAACTTTCCAGGAAATCTCCTCTAAAATATTTACCTTGTAAATTCAGAGTCTAGAATATTCTTATATATAGCTTATCTATAGCCAAAACAAAAATTATCTTAACCAAGCTAAACCAAACTAAACCCAAAACAAAAATTAATTAATAAGTAGTTAGGTTTATTTCCTTAGCTTAGCCCAAGCTAAACCAAACTAAACCCAAAACAAAAATTAATTAATAAGTAGTTAGGTTTATTTCCTTAGCTTAGCCCAAGCTAAAATTACATATAAAGAACTATTGGGAACAACCCCAAGGATTAATATTACTTTATTGAAATAGTGTCTTAAAACTTATTAAATTAATAGGTAAGGTCATAAAAAAAACTGAGGCTGTATCTTCCTCAGTTTTTTTGTATTCGAAGCAACTAAAAAATCAATAATGATTTCTATTCTCTAATTATATCTAAGATTTCCATAAAAAAACCAATTATTATAAAAATAATTCCGAGTATAAAAATCATTATAGTTTTTTTATATTATATATCTCAATTAAATGAAAATTCCCAAAATATATTCAAATAAAAACTAAATAAACTTAAATATGAAATTTATAATTAAATCTTTTCTTGTCGCACTAGCTTACTTTTCACCAATTCAAACCCTCTTTAATTTGATATTTGTTCTGGTTTTAATCGATTTTATAACAGGTGTATGGTCAGCTATAATAAAAAACGGAGTTTGGAAACAATATTGTGTTCATATTCCCTTTAAAAAAGACCCATTTTGTTTTAGATTACCGTTAGCAGGATTAAATTCGAGAACTATGAAACGTAGTGTTATAAAAATATTGTGTTATAATATAGCTATATTAGTTACATTTTTAATAGAAAATATAATATTTGGTTCAGGAATAGTGATAACTAAGTGGGTAACAGGTTTTATATCCCTTGTGGAAGTGGCCTCTATCTTTGAAAATTTAACTAAAATTTCAGGAAATCCATTGTTTAATAAAATTTATGATACACTATCCACATATTTTAACAGAAACAAAAATATTATAAACCAAATCGATGGAACAAATAAAGATTCTGATAATCAAACGAATATATAATATAAAAATATAAATATGACAATAACTATTAACAATTATGCTTATAAAATTCCAGAGTCTTGGCTGGATATTACAATTAAACAACTTCAAGATATTAACGAGATTCAAAACTCGGGGATAACAGGATTTGAAAGTGAGGTAATTCTAACTTCAATACTTACACAAATCCCAGAAGACATATTAAATGAAATCCCATACACAGATTATCTTAAAATACAAAATGCCCTATCTTTTATAAATCGTGAGTTTCCTCAGGAAATGACCCCGGTATTCACTCATATGGGAATAGACTATGAGATTGATATTAATATAGCAAATATTACAACGGCAGAATTCATAGATATGGATATGCTACAAAAAGAAGGAATTTTGCAGCTACATATGATGATGGCAATATTATACAAACCTAAATCAGAAACCCCAAATAAGTATAATATAAAGGATTTAAAACTTAGAGCAGAAATATTCAAAGAATTTATGCCAGCACAATATGCTTTAACAGCAATGGCTTTTATGGTAGTCTTAGGTCAAACATTAATAATCAATTCCCCAGCCTATTCGTTAATTCTAACGGAGATGGAGAAGACCCCAATATTCGGGGAAATGACCCAGACGATAAAGACCTGTTTTCAAAACACTATGGATGGAAAATCTCCCTCTATGAGCTTGCCGGAAACGATCTGAGATTGGAAGATGCTTGGTTAGAAGCCCCGGCCTTAAGATTTTTAAGTCAACTAGTATTTATTAAGGCACGCGCACAAAAAATTCAAGAGATGGAAAAACAATATAAAAATAAACAAGTAATGTAATGGGAAAAAACGAAAATATAGATTTAAAATTAAATATAGATAGTATTTCTGGGTTAAAAAGTGTTGGTACAATGCGTAAGGAGCTAAAGGCAATGCAGATTGAGCTCCAGGAACTCGAGACTACTGCTAACAAGGCATTGGCAATGGGTGATGAAGCAACAGCGGCTAAGGCTAAATCGCAGCACGCAGAACGTACGAAGCAATTTGCGGAGCTAAAAAATGATCTAAAGGATACCGCTGCAGCACAAAAATACTTAGACCCTGGAGAATTATTAGGGGGTTATGTTAAACTTGCACAAGGAGCAGTAGGAGCCTTTGGAGCGGTAACCGCGGGGTTAAAACTAATGGGGTTTGAGAACGAAATCGTTAATGAAATTACAGAAAAATCAGCAACGGTTATTCAGTTTATGATGGGTTTGGAACAGGCGAGACAATTATTAATTGATGCTGGAGGGGTTAAACAAATTGCAGTACTTGTTAAGACAACAGCTCTTCAATTGGCTTCAGTTGCAGCATCGACTGCTCAAACTGTAGCAACCGGAGCTTTAACAGCAGCACAATGGTTACTCAATATTGCACTGAACGCTAACCCAATCGGACTTGTGGTTTTAGGGGTTACTGGTTTAATTGCTGGTTTCTGGGCTCTTTATGAAGCAACAGGTTCAGTAACAGAAGCTTTATTGTGGATGATAAATCCTATGGGTATGTTAGTTGGTTTACTTTATGATAACTATAAAGCAGAACAACTTAATAACGAAGAAAAAGAAAAGTCAGTAAAGGCAGCAGAAGAGCAAGTTGCTATTCAAGAAAAAGTAGTCGATCAAGTTAAGAAAGAAATAGCAGCATCTGAAAAGAAACTTGGTAGGATGAAAGCTCAAGGTGCTACTGAAGCTGAAATATGGGCTCAAACTAAGTTTATTCTTGAACAACGTATACAACTTGCTAAAGAAGAAGATGACCTAGCAGAAAAGAATTTCATTGCAGCTTCAAAACGAGGTGATGTAGCATTTTCAGATCTTAAACGATTATTCGAAGCAAAGCAAAAAGTATATGAAAAAGAAGGAGATCTTGCTAAAGCCAACGAAGCTAAAGAGGATGAAAGGATAGCTGAAAATAGACGTAAAGCTGAAAGGGCTCGTGAAAAGAAACTAGAAGATGAGAAGTCATATCAGAAACGTTTAGAAGATATAGAGAACAATGCTAAGATCAATGCTATCGAGGATGATACTGCTAGACAAATTGCTAAACTAAAACTTGACTCTGATCGAGAAATTGCAGCTCTTAATGTCAAAGCTAAAAACTATCTAGAAATAAAAGCTGCAATTGAAAAAGAAACTGCAGATGAAGTAGCGAAAATTCAAAAAGAAGCAACAGCTAAAGAAAAGGAAGAATCTAAGAAACGATTAGATGACTACAATAAAACTTTAAAAGAAAAAGCTGCTAATGAGAAAGAAATTGCAGACAAAATAATAAAACTTAACACTGACCTTGCTGATAGGATATTACAAGAAAAAGCTAGAATTGAAGGTGAAGAGGGTAGATCTTATGAATATCGTCTTAAACTTGCTAATAAGGCTAATAATGAAGAAATTGCAGCTTTAGAGGAACACTACAAAAAAGGCGAAATATCTTTAGCGAAATATCTAGAAAGAAAACAACAACTCTTGAATAATAATGCTGCTAATGAAGATGCTTTACGTCAACTCCAGAAAGAAAAAGATATTGAATCATTCACTGATATGGTTCAATCTGTTGGCGATGTATTGAATTTTGTTAATGATGTATATTCACAGAAATCTGAAGAAAGACTTGCTAAACTTGATGAAGATTATTCTAGACAGCAAACAGCATTACAAACTAGTTTAGATAATGGTATCATTACTCAAGAACAGTATGATGATAAACTTGAAGCTCTAACTAAAGCTAAAGATGCCAAAGTACGTGCTGAAAAAGAAAAAGCTTGGAAAAGACAACACGCAGTTGATATTGCTAATGCAGTTGCTGGTGCAGCAATAGCAGTGGCTCAAGTATTTGCTAAGGAACCTGGTGAATTAGCAATCAAATCTGCAGCTGCTGCAATAGCAGCAGGTATAGCAACAGCACAAATTGGTGTCATTGCTTCACAGAAAATGCCAAAATTTGAAAAGGGGGGATTTATTGGGGGAAGATCACACTCAATGGGGGGTACACTAATAGAAGCAGAAGCAGGTGAATTTATAGTTAATAAAAAATCTATGTCAAATCCAGGTTTTGCCTCAATAGTATCTTCTATTAACAATGCAGGTAATTCTGCACAGGTTCCAAATATATCTTCTTTTACTGGGAACAATACATCAACTATAGTTTCTACTTTAGACCCTTCAGTTATAGACCAAATTGTATCAAGAATAGTAAACATTCCTGTTAACGTAGTTGAAAGTGATATTACCCAAACGCAGCGCAAAGTATCCACTATAGAATCTAGGAGTGTTATTTAAGAAATTATTACATTTCTCTTCTAAATATGGTATAGATCTATAATATATTAAAAATAAATATAAAATAACTAAAAAAATCTGGGAAAAATAAAATAAATAGAGATATAATATATCTAATATTACAAGTAAATAATAGTTAAACAAAATGAAAGAAAAATTAATTAAAGAATTAATCATAGATGATGAGGAGAATCTTGGATGCTCAGCCATTTCATTAGTTAGCCAACCCGCAATCGAGATTGATTTCTTAAAGTTTGGTAATGCCCAAAACATAACGTTTGCTAAGGTATCCTCAGAAGAAAAACGAATCGTTAGTGGTCCCGCGATGATTCCTGACAAAGAAATCTTTAGATACAATGCTGAAACAAATGAAGAGTTTTATGTCTGGTTTTCAAAAGAAACTGTAGAAAAAATTTCTCAGAAGTTTTTAATCGAATCTAGACAGAGCTCAGTAAACATTGAACACTCAACCTCAACCCCTGTTTCAGACGTAACCTTAGTTGAAAGTTGGATTGTTAAGGACCCCGATAATGATAAATCTAATGCAATGGGATATTCTGTACCCGTTGGAACTTGGATGGTTTCTATGAAAATTAATAACGATGAGGTTTGGAATGAACTTGTGAAAACCTCGAAGGTTCGGGGATTCTCCATTGAAGGCTACTTCGTTGAAAAATTCTCAGTTCAAAAAGAGAAACTTATTGAAAACGAAGAATCTAGAATTTTATCAGCTGAAGAAGTAATCTCAGAGTTACAATCATTAATAGATGAAAACAATGTTGAAGCCCTAAATAATATTAGGGATTATTTAACAAAAGTAGAATAAAAATTAATAAGATATATCCTATCTATAATACAAATAAAATCAAAAAATGAACAAAGAAAAAAGTATTATTAACACTTTGAAGGTGATGCTCGGGATGGAAACAAACCTTGTTGAAACTACATTGAAGAATGGTACACCGGTCAAATATGACAAATTAGAAGCCGGTGGAATTTTTCAGGTAAAAGAGGGAGAATCTTTTCTGACCGCCAAAGATGGTGAATACGAACTCGAAGACGGTAATATTATTATTGTTTTAGAAGGAGTAATCTCAGAAATCAAAGAACCTGTTATGCAGGTAAAAATTGTTAATCCTGAGGAAACTTCCGAGACTTCCGAGACTACTGAGGAAACTTCCGAGACTACTGAGGAAACCCCAGAGACTGAAGAAGAATCAGATGAATTAAAAACCAAAATTGAAGATCTAGAATCTAGACTTAAAATCTTGGAGGAAACCCTTAATACCTTGATTGGTGAAAACACTGAACTTAAATCCCAATTTTCAGTTCAGGAAGAAAAAATTAAAGAAATTGCTAATGCTCCTGCATCCATTCCTGTGCATTTAGCAAAAACAGAAGTAGAATTTAAATCAATGTCTGTTGCAGAGCAAAGAATGGAAAAAATAAAAAATCTAAATAAATAATTTATAATTATGGCATTTAATGTATCATCAATCGATCCTTATGTTAATGAGACAGCTTCTGAGTTAATCAGCAAAGCCGTTGCTACAGGAAAAACTCTTGATTTGGTAACAATCCTTCCAGGAGTAAAATACAAACAAGCACTAAACTTCTTGGATAATTCCGTAAGTATCCAACCAGCATCTTGTGGATTTACATCAAACGGTTCAGTATCTTTCAAACAAAGAGAGGTGGAAGTAACCGCTTTAGAAGTTAAAGAAGATCTTTGTCAAAAAACTTTAGAACAATACTGGATGGCTCAAGCTTTCAAACCTGGTGCTCCAAAAGAAAATGAAATAGGAGCGGTATTAGCAGATTCTTATGTAAAAAATATCAAAGCTTCTAACGAATATTCGATCTGGCAAGGAAACTTGGATTCTTCTCCATCAATTGGTGAATTTAACGGTTTCTTAGCTTTGTTAGCTGATGAGTCTGACAGAGTAAAAGTAAACAGTATTGGAGGTCCTTTCACAGCATCAACAATTATCGCTGCTGTTGACAAAATGGTTGCTGCTATACCAGAAGCAATTTTAACACAACCAGACCTTACTTTGTTTATGTCAATGTCTAACTATATGTTATACACTGCTGCTTTAAGAACCGCTAATTTATTCCACTATAACGGAGAAAATGGTGCAGAATTCGAAACTTATATCCCAGGTACATCAGTAAAAGCTGTAGGTACTACAGGTCTTACTGCAAATAATTCTCTAGTTTTAACATATGCTTCTAACTTAATCGTTGCAACAGATTTAGCTAACGAAGAAGAAAAATTCGATATTTTCTATTCGAGAGACAACGATGTTCTAAGAGTTAACATTCAATACAAAATGGGTGTTCAAGTATTCTACCCAGAATTTTGTGTAACAAACTTCTAAGAATAAAATTAAATTAAAAACTGGGGGTAACAAAGGGTTACCCCTTTTAAAAAAAACTAAATAAATTAAAAATATTATGAGCTGTTTAATAACTTCAGGTTGGCTTAAAGACTGCGAATTAGATTCAGGAGGAATCAAAACCGTATATCTAACAAATAGAGTTTCAGTTGGTGAAATCACCCCTATTCTTGGAAGTGTATCAGATGACGGAACAATCGATACAATCCAAATGTTAGGTTCTCCTGCCTCAGTTTTCTTTGAATTCCAACCAAACAAATCTTCTTCAAGTTTTGAACAAGAGTTCCAATACAATGCCCAAAATGGATCGGGTGGTTTCTTACAAACTATAAACTTAGTATTTGCTAAGAACGAGGCTGCTAAACGTAATCAAATAAAATTAATGGCCGGCGCTGATCTAATCGCTATCGTGTTAACAAAATCAGGTAAATATTGGTTAGTTGGTGAAGATGAACCTTTAGAAATGACTACCGCTAAGGCCTCAAGTGGTGTAGCTTTAAGTGATTTATCAGGATGGACAATCTCCCTAACATCAACAGGAAAACATCCTGCCCGCGAAATAGATCCTACAATAATTACAGGTATTATTGGATAATTATCCCAAATATTATTGGGAATCTATATATACTACCTGTAACAAAGAGATAACTTTAATGTTATCTCTTTTTTTGTGAAATAAACCCAACAAAAATATAAAAAAACCCTAAATATATCTATAAAAAACCACAAAAATATATGATATTATTACAGAAAAACAAAAAAAATGTGTGTATTTTCACACTATCTGAGGTAAATCCCGATACAACTTCGGATATATATAGTATGATTTTAAAGAATTCTTTAACAAACGAAACACAAACGGTTCAAATAAGTGACTATTCATTGTATCCTGAACGCTATAATAAGTTCTATATTATGCCAATAGATACAATGGATGATGTAGAGATCCCTGATTCTACCATAACTTATATAGTAGGCCTTGAACCAGGATATCACGATTATATAATTAAAGATATTACAGGAGAATATATATTAGAGGTAGGAAAAATCCAAGTTGAAATAACCCCAGATAATATTACTTCATATACAGAAGATTTAACCTACACAACATTTAAAAATTAAATAATATGAACAAACTACTTAACATTAAATTATCACAAGTGGAACTTCCTTCTTATAAGGAAACATATAATACACTTAACGAATGGGTTAAATATGGAGACGATAATCTATTTCCACAAAAATTACAAGAATTACTAAACAGAAGTGCGTTGCACAGAGCAATAGTTTCTTCAAAAGTAAAAATGATTTGTGGAAAAGACCTATTCTACGAAAAAAAGAAGGATAGTAAAACTGACACATTCTTAGAATTTCCGAATGGAAGCGAAACACTGAAAGTAATATTTAAAAAAATTGCATATGATTATGTAGTATATGGGGGATATGCCCTAAATATTATTCTAAGTAAAGATAAAAAATCAATTGCTGAAATATATCAAGTAGATTTTGCAAAGGTTCGTGCAGGTTTTAAAAATGAGAAAGGAATTGTAGATACATACTATTTCAGTAATGATTGGGCAAACTATAGAAGAAAAGAAAATACCCCTAAATCGATTCCAGCATACAATACAAATTCAAAAGAAGCTAGTCAACTTCTTTATGTTGCTGGGTATTCTCCAGGAATGCAATACTATCCGCTTCCTGAATATGTTGGGGCTCTATCATATATCGAGATAGACTCAGAGATTTCCAATTTTCATCTTTATAATATTAAAAATGGAATGTCACCAAGTATGTTAATAACAATGACAAATGGAGATCCAACTGAGGAAGAGAAAAGTTTATTAAAAAGAAAATTTGAACAACAATACACTGGTTCAAACAATGCAGGAAGACTATTATTATACTTCGCGGAAAACAAAGATACCGCTCCTGTTATTCAAACAATCTCCCCTTCTGAATTAGATAAACAATTTATACAACTTCAGGAGACGGTTCTTCAAAATATTCTCGCAGGACATAGTGTTGTTAGCCCTATGTTAGTTGGTATAAAAACTGAAGGTCAAATAGGGGGTGCCTCAGAATTAGAAAACGCATATCAGATTTATAGTAAAACGATTATTGAACCTATGAGAGAAATAATTCTTGAATCTATAAATAAGATTACTAAGATTAATTTATTACAACAACTTTTAGTTCAAACAAATGACCCTATCCAATTTAGTTGGTCTGAAAACATATTAAAAGAAATTCTAACGGTTGATGAAATGAGAGAGAAGATTGGATTAGAACCAATAAAAGAAGAGGTATCTAAGACAACCCCAGAAATCCAAGAAATCCCAGAAATCCCAGAAACCTCAACAATAATCTAATAAATATAATATAATATAAAGATATGGCAATAAATAAAATACTTTTAGTTAATTCTACATATGTAACTGAGAATAGTATAATTAACACAAATGTTGAACCTCAACTTATTAATAGATCAATAGTAGATTCACAAACTATTCATATCCAAGAAACCTTGGGAACGAACTTATATAAAGCTATTGAAAGCAAGATTGGTGATGGAAATATCTCAGAACCCCAAAATCAAAACTATAAGACTTTGTTAACAGAGTATATCCAACCTGCGTTGCTACAATGGACCGTATATGAGATTATTCCGTTTTTAAAATATAAGTTAATGAATAAATCTGTTCAGACACAGACTTCTGAGAATAGTACCCCTGCAGATGCTCAGGAATTAACCCTATTCCGTGCTGAATTAAAGAATAAAGCTGAGTTCTACACACAAAGACTAAAGGACTATATATGTGCTAATATTTCAAAATTTCCTGAGTATAACACTACAACATCAACATCGGATATGCTACCAAATAAAACTACATATTCTTCAGGGTTTGTATTTGATAAATATTATAACAATTTAGGTTTCGAAGAAAATTCCAAATAAAAATAACAATGATAGAATTAATTATATTCATATTAGCTGCAACAGGAATGACAAATATAATAGTCAGGGAATCTATTTTTGGATGGTTAAGAAAATGGATTAATAAAGTTTTTCCATATTCTATGTTGAACAAAATTCTGAAATGCCCAACCTGTTGTGGATTCTGGGTAGGCCTCATTATTGCTTTAATGTTTCCTTCACTTGGAATTAATTGGTTTATTGCAGGATGTATAAGTTCTATTACTAACAAACTAGTGTTCTTATATTTAATTCCAACTTTTTAAAAAAATAATTTATACAATGACAACACATAATCAGATAATAAATGAATTCGAAAAATTCTGTACAGATCATTTTCAGATTAATAGTTTTTACTCGGGAAAGACTTGGAATTTTCAAACAAAAACTAATATCTATCCTGCGGTAATTATGTTACCTATCCCAAGTTCAATACAAACCGGTAAAATTAATTTATCTTATAATATTTTTATTACAGATATTCTTAATAAAGATAGAAGTAACTTAGACGACCTTTATTCTGACACATTATTAATGATAACTGATATGGTGTCTTTCTTTAGAGATAATGAAAATCTAAATTTTTCCCTAAGTGAAGACACGGTTCAAATCGAACCTTTCGAAGAGGAATTTGACGATATACTTTGTGGATGGATGGCAACTATAACCCTTGAAATTCCTTACACTAGTAATACCTGTTATATTCCTAAAATCTAATAAATGTAACTAATCTAAATATATTTTAATAAAATGAATATACAAAAATTTATTAATACATCAATATATAAGTTTATACTCAAACGTGTAGTAAGAACTGAGAAAAGTATGTTGTATATTCTTAAGAATGAAAAAAAAGAAAATTCTAGAATTGCAAAACAACTAAAACTAAAAGTAGAAGTTAAGGACAACACAATACAAATCACAGATATACTTCCTTCATATTCAATATTTGTAGATAAAGGAAGAAGACCTGGTAAACAACCCCCTCTAAAAAGTATTGAATCCTGGTGTAAATCTAAAGGAATTCCCAGGGATGCTGCGTTTCCTATTGCTAGAAATATAGGATTAAAAGGAATAAAACCAACCAACTTTATGAAACCCCTTGAGAAGTTTCGTGCGTTGATGAAAGATGTTTCAGAAATTGCAAAAGAAATAAGGCCTTCTTTAATAGAAATGATTAAAGAAGAAGTAACAAAAGATATTAAAAAATAATTAACAATGTCATTAATAATTTTATCACAACCAACTAATCCACATCCGGTATACAATTCAGCAACTTATGTTGTTTTGTCAGACCTTGCATCCCAATATATGTTTAAATATAAATTTGAAACATATGTTAACGATGTGCTTATAAACACAACCTCTTTGTTTCCAAGGGAAGATGGTACCGCAATATTTGACACAAGCAAAATAGTAAAAAATTATATTGCTAACAATTTTAATCCGTTGCTTACTTCTTCAACCTTTAACTTCATAGATGAAACAATAAAATTCTATGTTGTAATTACAGAAGTTGTTGCGTCAGATATTGCAATATCTTTTTCTGACAACACAATGACAGGAAACCCATCAGGCACAGGAGTAGGGTTTTTTATAGATTCTGAATATTCTTATTTATTTTCATTAGGTGATACTATTAGGGTGCAACAGGACACACCTTATACTAATCCTAGTTATAACGCAACAACCACAGTAACAGGAATTGTAACCAATGAAAATACTACAGCAATATATACTGAGATTCCTGTTGGATTACCAACTTATCCAGAACCTGGAGATATTTATATTTCTGCGGTAAACTACACTCCTGATTCCAAAACCTCAACTACTGTCAATGGACTACAGTTGTCAGCAGATTGGGAGGAAGGTAAAAACCTGTCAACATTCATTAATATGTTTTTACCAAATGACCCCACTTCTTCAATATTTGGAACCCGTACAAATAGTTTAACTATGAAATCATCTGACAAGAGAGTGCTTTCATTTAATGCGCATAACTTTAACAACAAACATATAAACAAAATTAAACTGGTAACTGGAACTGGTAGAACATTTGTTAAAAATTTATCCTACACGCTCGATTATACAACAGCTCAAATTCTTCACTTCCCAATTGGTTTGGCTGAGCTTAACGCGATAACTTGGACTAGTGGAACTGGATTAATTACAGAAGCTGATCTTGGTTTTATTGTTTCATTTTTATACAACACAACAGAACTATATCATTCAATAGATGTTAGAATTAATGATTGTGATAAATACGAAAACTATGTTGTATGTTATAAGACACCAAGAGGTTCATTCTGGTATGTTACAATGAATATGAAGAATACTAAATCAATTGATATAGTATCTACAAATTATCAACACCACTTAGAATATAATTACGGGGATCTCTCTAGTGAATATAAGACAAATAACTTATACGCAAAAGGTAAGATAGTTCTTAGAACTGATTGGATGAACTCAGATTCAGAAATTGCTGAGGTTGTTGATATGTTAAAAAGCCCCGTGATATATATATTAAAAGATAATATAATAATACCTGCCTCGGTTTCACCAGGGACATATGAGGTGAAATCAAAATCACAAAATGGGTTAGTATATTACGAGATTACTTTCAATGAAAACTTTGATAAAAATATAACAATATAAATATGAAAAATGAATTATTTGTAGGAACATTACAACACGAACCAGCAAAGATACTAAACCCAACATTTTCTGATGGAATGTCTGGATGGACAATTGAAGGTGATGATTATGGTTATATAGTTGACAACATATATTTTTTTGGCAAAGAAACATCCATACCAACTACAATTTCTTTAGGCCAAACTGACAAGATTACTGAGATTGGCCAATATAAACTTAGTTTTGAAATGTTTTTCCAAGAGGAAGCACTAGGTGGATATTTGGATGTTATGCTAGGAAACAAAGTATATACTGCAAGATATGAAAAGTTTCATTCTGTTGTTTTAAATGTAACTGATATAACATACCCACATCTTTTCTTTTATCCTAAAGATGGTTTTAAAGGGGGCATCACAAATGTTAAAATTGAAAGCGCAGACATTATTTATAGTAAAATTGATCTTATTGACGATACAACAATTCCAATTCAGTTTAACATTGCTGATATCAAAGATTTTAGTAAAAAGAATGCTAGTTTTTCAAAAACTATAACGCTTCCAGGAACTGCTACAAACAATAAATTCTTCAAACATATATACAATGTAAATACTAACGGTGCATATGTTATGAATAAGCCTGTTCCTTGTTACTTACTTCAGGACACACAAGAAGTGTTTGTAGGAAGTTTTGAGCTTATGAATGTTTCTGTGTTAAAAAATAATATTTACGAATACGAAGTAAACATTTATTCAACATTTATTAGCTTGTTTACTAAAATGGGAAATAAACTAATTGTTAATAATCCTAATAGAGCTGATGATATTCCTTTGTCTGAGTTTAACCATATAAAAGATTATGGCACAGTAAATAATAAGTTAATTGCTAATGTTACCGAATATGTAAAAGATGGGGTTTATCATACTCCAGGTTTGAATACTGGTTATGATGAAACTAGTTTTGATTATGTCTTTATTGATAAAGCTGGAAGATATTTGGATAAACAACAACCTATAAATGCGCAACAGTTTAGTGTTAGTGAAATGACCGCTACTATTCCTGTTAAAGTTGTACTTGATAAAATATTTGAAAAAGCTGGATATAAATACGAATCAGAGTTTTTAAATTCACATAACTTCAAAAGACTTATTATGCCTTATCCAGATTACGATATGGTTTATTCAAAAAGTACACTTGAAAAGTATAAAGTAAATGCTATTAATGATATATCAACTAATGCGCATAATATTCATATACCATATACAGGAATAGGAGCAGTCACTGATAATTATCATACTCAAATTTATAATAAAGCAACTCAAAATGTTTCATCATATTTGAATGGTGATTTTACTGTAAAAATAGGTGGTAATTATAAAATAAATATTAACAAACAATTAAATGTACAATTTAATGGTGGCTATGTAGGTACCTTAGATCCTAGTCAAGATTATTGGTTTTCAACTGTTAATCCTTATGGTTCTTCAATATTTCCGGTATATAATTTAAAACTTGCTGTTTTTAGAAATGGTGTATTAATAAGTTCAGATTTAGTAAAAGGATTTAATAATCAATATTCTGCTTACTTACCAGATTATAACGCTTATCAAACTGCTTTATCTAATGGTTTACCACTTATTTTTGAGATTGAATCATCAATAATCAAATCACAATTCATTAATGAAAATGTTACTGTAACAATTGAAAAATCTTTACTTGAAGGAGATGTGGTATATTTGTACGAAGAAGTTTTTATTATAAATCCTATACCTGAATTTGAAATTGTATCCTCTCAAGGTCAACCGTTTGCAGTAAATATAGATTTTATAACAGAATCTAATTTATCTGATAGTTTATCAGTAGAACTCCAACCTATTAAAACCGAAGGTGCTTATATTTATGGTAAAGATATTCCACATCAAAACTTTAAACAAGCAGACTTTGTTTCTTCTTTAATAAAAATGTTTAACTTATATATTGAACCAAAAAACTCAGACACATTAATTATTGAGCCACGTGATAATTATTATTTACGTTTTGGCGAGTATAAAGATTGGACAGATAAAGCTGTAATTGATAATGAAATGAAAATTGAAAGACCCTCTAATTTGCCTGAAAAATTATTAAACATTAAATACGATTCAGATATAGATTGGTTTAATATAGCATATCTCGCAGGAACCTACCGAGAATATGGTGAATATTTTAAAGTTGGAGACTATAATATTGACTACTCAAATAAAACTGAAATTAAAAACTCATTTGCCGCTACTGTATGTGGACCTTTGCAAAGTGGACATAAAATTGTAATGCCAAAGATTTTTGATTTAAAAGAAGACGGGACGATTGATAAAACTAAAAAACACAAACCAAGAATTCTTTTCAGGGGAGATAAAATTGATTATAATTACACAGGTTTCCTGTTGATGAAGTCAGATTTAGACAATAATAAAACATCTTTGTTTTATTCTGAACTACCTTCATATATTTCTCACTTCAATAAACCTTACGGTAAAGAAGATTGGAATCTTAACTTTGATGCAATTAAATATAATTATGAACAAGAAACCTGGCCTGAAGGAATTGGAGAAACGTGGAATAACTTATTTCATTTGTATTATGCAAAGATGATTAACCAAATTACAGATACAGATTCTAGGTTAGTAACTATGTATTTAGATCTAAAACCCTCAGATATTGCTAACTTTAGTTTTGCTGATACTATTAGGATTAATGACTCAGTATATAATGTTAACAAAATAATGGATTATGTTCCTACACAACCAACTAAAGTTGAATTATTAAAAATAGTTGATGTAATTCTAAATGAAAAAGATTATATTGTAAGTGATATTATTGTTGTGCCCCCGGTTATTCCAACAACCGAATATTTAGATTTAGTTGAAGCTAAGATGCAAGCCAGATATTATGTTCCAGCAATAGATATAGACCTTATCGATGGAGTTGCGTTTCATCCAACGACTGGCAATCCACGTAGGCCATCAGATGTATACATTGATGTAATGGATTTTGGCTTTAAACAATCTGATGACACACCACTTTCAATTCTTAAGACATACTACAAACCTAGTATAACAAATAACACAAATATAATCAATACACAAAACCAAAATACCCAATAAAACAAAATAAATGAAATTATATTTTAATATATAAATAAAAAGAATACAATATGAACATAACCTATCCAAAACTGAAAGTAAACAGAACTACATCCCCTGAGGTTGTTCCTACAATCCCGGGTTCAAACGACCATACGGATGGCACTTGGAGGCCAACAGACATTTATGAAGGTGAACTTTTCTTGAATTTACCGGCAAATGGACTATGGACTAGATATGGTGCAACTGCTCAACTTATCAATAACTATATCACTGAAATAGAACTTACTGGTAATACATTAGAACTTACCAGAAAAGATGGATCTGTCTTAAATACTGATTTGAGTAGTTTGATAAGTGGATTGAATATAGTTAGTAAAACGTACACTGAATTAAAAGCAATGTATGATGGTTCAACGTTAACACCTGGACAACTTTATAAAATGACAGACTTTGCTACAGTTCATAACATTTTAGATGGTAATACAACTTCAGGTGATATTAATACTGGAGTCAACGAACCGTTGATTTTATTGGCAACTTCAGTAAACACATTTGATAAACAAGCATACTCAACTTTGTATCCACAAGATATCATTTATTATGATATTACTGGTGGCGATACTAGAGACATTGCGTTCTTTGATGATAGTACTCCAATTGATAATTTAAAAGGTATTATTTATTACAGAAAAGATACAATTCAAAATGTGGAAACTTGGTATGATTTTAGAAATGTTAAATATCGTAGATGGCTAGTAGGTGCTACACCTTGGATTGCAGAAGGAACTTATGTTGCTAAAGATGTATATGAATATGATTCAATTTTATATAAATGTATCAAAGGTCATACTGGATTAACAGATACACCTGATGTTGATACAACTAATTGGATTAAATGGTTAGATAAAACTCAAAATTGGAGTTGGACAAGTGATAAAACACAATTTAATATTGGAAATATTTATACAACTAACTTAATTATGTCCGACCCAATTGATGTTTATATATTTGGCGATTATTATAAATGGGTCAATAATGTTGAAATTGGAAAAATTTATTTAGACCGCGTGATAGAGGATTTTGATTATTCAAGTAAATTAAATAATATAGTTTTCAATACAACCGATAGTTTCTACACTTGTTTCTCAAATGTTTTTGGTGATAATTGTTTTTTGAACACGGTTGGAAATAACTTTAATAATAACACAATCGGAGATGTCTTTAGGTATAACACAGTTGGATATGGCTTTACTACCAACACCGTTGGATATGGCTTTATTTATAACACGGTTGGATCTGGCTTTATTTATAACACGGTTGGATATAGCTTTAATGCCAACACGATCGGAGATGTCTTTAGGTATAACACGGTTGGATATGGCTTTACTACCAACACCGTTGGATATGGCTTTATTTATAACACGGTTAGAACTGGCTTTATTTATAACACGGTTGGAGATAAGTTTAAATATAACGATTTAAAATATTCACCAACTTCAACTAATTTCTCAACGGCAACACACGTATATGCAGATTACAATTGTGAGATATTTAGAAATTCAGCAGGTGTATTAAGACTTAAATATGTTGATGATGCAGATGTAGATAAAATTGTAGATATAACAGCATAAAATCTTTGGCCGAGGTGTTGGTGCTAATGAAACCGTACTTAGACTCAAGTGACAATGAAGTAATAACAGACATAACATTATAAAAATAAAAAAATAATATGGAAGATCGAACTTATGACAGCAACCTTATACTTAATAAGGTTTTTAATGATGGTGTATTTACAGTACGCCAAGATTCAAACAACATACTTAACGCAGTTTATTCTGAAGATGATAATGCGATTAAAGTGAATGTTACTAACTTACCAGAACCAACCGACACGTTATGGGAAAACTATAACGAAACTGCTGCTTACGCAACTTATACTGAAACGCCAAAAGGTTGTTCAACTTCGGTTACTATTACAGCTGATACGATTGGCGCAGACGGTAATAAGATTGAAATTAAGTTTAATGGAGCAGAAACAATTAATGATGGAATAACAGGATGGAATTCTGCAAACCCAACAAACACTTGCTCATTAACAACTGGTGATGGCACTCAAATTCCTTATGATGAAGCCACTTTAGTATTAACGGGTGGTGCAAATGAAGGTTCAAGCACAGGTGTTCAAACTGTTGGTACTGATTGTATTGCTATTGGAAATATGTCACACGCTGAAGGATATCACACAACTGCAAGTGGATATGCTTCTCACGCTGAAGGATATTACACAACTGCAAGTGGATTTTGTTCTCACGCCGAAGGTGACAGCACAACTGCAAGTGGAGATTATTCTCACGCTGAAGGATATCACACAACTGCAAGTGGATATGCTTCTCACGCCGAAGGCGCATTCACAACTGCAAGTGGATATGCTTCTCACGCCGAAGGCGCAGCCACAACTGCAAGCGGCAGGTGTTCACACGCCGAAGGTGACAGCACAACTGCAAGTGGAGATTATTCTCACGCTGAAGGATATGACACAACTGCAAGTGGATATGCTTCTCACGCCGAAGGATATCACACAACTGCAAGTGGATATGATTCTCACGCTGAAGGATATGACACAACTGCAAGTGGATATGCTTCTCACGCCGAAGGATATCACACAACTGCAAGTGGATATGATTCTCACGCTGAAGGATATGACACAACTGCAAGCGGATATGCTTCTCACGCCGAAGGCGCAGCCACAACTGCAAGCGGCGGTTGTTCACACGCTGAAGGAGATCACACAACTGCTCACGATTATGCAGAACATACAGGTGGACGGTTCAATATTATAGGAAATGGTGATTCAGATAAATGGTCTCAAACTGACAATTTATTTACTTTAGGAAACGGAATTGATAAGGATAATAGAAGTAATGCTTTTCAAGTAAAGAAAAACGGTAAAGTAATTGCTGCTAGTTCTGTTAAAGTTGGTGATGATTCAACTGCTGCTTCGATTAAAAACATTGGCGCAATTAGATATTCGTCAACTGCAAACAGTTCAAACTGTGAAATGGTTATGCAAACTGGTGCTTCAACTTATGCGTGGGTCGTAATCAAAACTAACACTTGGTAGTATTATGGCAAACGCAAGATTATACATACCGCAAGTTTTACGCTGGGAAGGTGGATTTGTTAATGATCCACTTGACCGTGGCGGTGCAACGAACAAAGGTGTTACTATTGCAACCTGGAAATGTATGGGTTATGACAACGACAAAGACGGTGACATAGACATTGCTGACTTGAAACTAATGTCTGATGAACAGGCATTTCAAATTATGAAACGTGGATACTGGGACCGCTGGAAAGCAGACCAAATCAACAACCAAAGTGTTGCAGAACAATTAGTTGACTGGGTTTGGGGAAGCGGAGTTTGGGGAATTAAACTACCTCAACATATTTTAAATGTAACTCCAGATGGTATTGTAGGACCTAAAACTATTGAAGCAGTTAATAACTATAACCAAAAAGATTTACATTTTCTAATTAAACAGAACCGTATAATTTTTATCAATGGAATTGTTCAAAGAGACAAATCCCAAATGAGGTTTTATAAAGGCTGGATGAATCGAATTAATAGTTTTAAATTTGTTCCTTAGAACATCTTTCTAAAAAGTTGTATATTATTATTTAAACATAAAAAAAGTGTATTAGATTAACTCTAGTACACTTTTTTGCGCTATGTGGCAGTTGTCTATATTAATTATAACATTGCTGTAATTCAGAATCTGAAAAGTTAACCAAAAAAGAAATTCTTGAAAATGTTAAATGGGAGCTTGGTAATTAATATTTTGATAAAGAAAAATTGAAAGAAATTGATTTTATATTATAGTTCTATACCTTATATAATATAGAACTATATTATATTATAGATACCTTTAGAAGCCCCATATTTTAGTGCGTGGTATGCAATTGCTAGAGACATAACAGTGTCATCGTGTCCCGTTACAGAGTTATATATAACTTTTCTTGTTTTAGGACTATACGTAAAACCAAAATCACTTAATTCATCCATATAAAATGGAAAGAAATCCTTATGTGGGATTTTAAGTTCTCCATTTTGGAAGGCATATATGATATCTTCTATAATTTCTTGTTTGGAATCATTAGAAGTTACAAAAGGATTTACACTTTTATGTAGTTTAGCAATATAATCATAAATTCCATTTCCAATTCCATTTGTTTCAACATATGTTTTTTTTGGTTTATATTTATTGAGTACTTTTTTTATTTCCTCGATCATATAAGGCATACTTTTTTTATTATCTCGGTAACAATAGACTACTTCTGACCTGCTATTTAGAACTGTCATAACTAAGAAGTCATTTGTAATTCCAATATCAATCCCTGCATAGTATCTTTCATTTGTAGGTTCTTGCCAACTTTTTAGTGTTGCATTCTCACTTAGATTAGCAAATACTGAACCCCCATCCACAAACTCAGCTAAATATTCAGATCTAAAAATAGAATCTGGCAAAGATTTTCTTGCAGCTTCAAGTTCTTCTAGATTTGAAAATGGATTTCCATAGACATCCCCTTTGAAAGAATTATAGTAAGATTCTTCAGGGTTGGTCCCGAGTGCATACATTTTATAAAAGTAGTTTTTACCTCTTGGTGTTGAAAACAAAAAACACTTCTTACCACGTACTCTTAAAAAGGGTCTAAGTACTTGGTTAAATGTATCATCTTTAATAAGAGCAGCTTCGTCCACAAAAAGATAGTCAATGCTATAGCCTAACAGGTTTTCTGGTTGTTGAACAGAAACAAAATATATTTGTGAACCATTAATTAAGGTAATTGAGTTTTCCAATCCATTTTTCTTTGTAACCACTTTTGTATGTTCGATACCTCGCATTAGTTGGTTATATATCTTTGAACCTTGTCTATGTGAAAGTGTAACAAACATAACCTCTGAATTTGAATTATTTAAGGCATAATATAAAAGTAATTGTACTGCAAAGAAACTTTTTCCCCACTGCCGGCCCGTTACTATTGTATGATACATCGCTTTAGATTCTTGGATATTTTTCCAACATTTAATTTGATCAGGATGTAGTTTGCCCCCCTTAAATATAATTTTTTGATCATTCATTATTATTCTGTATCCTCTGTATCTGTATCTTCTATATCGTTTCCAAATCTAAATTCTATATTAGTATTTGTAACAGTAATATCTTGGTTGATTCGTTCTCTATAGCGGGTACCCTCGTCTGTAAAATGATTATTCACTAAAATTAATTTTGTAATCGTGGGATCTATTTGTCTTTCGAGGGCTCTTCTCAGAAGTCTATCTCTTAATTCATTTTTTATTTCGGCCCTTATCTCGTCTGCTATCGGAAATTTGCCGAATGTATGTTTTGTAGTTGGATATATCATAGATGGATTAGAATCCTCTGCTCTATAATAATCACCCAAAAAAAGTGCCTCTGGGTGTGACATAAGCCACTCATAAACATCAAGCCAATGTGTAATCATAAAAGTTTCATCATACTTTAGTTTTGAATTTTTATAATTTGGATCCTCTAAACGTTTTCTCCATATTTCTTTCATTCGCTCAGAACGTTCATACCTTTTAATAACCTTTGTATCTGGTACGTTTAAGAGTTCCTCAAACTCGTCTGATTTTTTATTAGTTTTCTTATTTGTTTTTTTCATAATTATCTTTAATATTTTTTAACTTCTTATAAATTCTTATTGCACATAAATCACATCCCGTGTTTCTTTCGGTAGCCCCATAATATTTATTATATAAATCAAACATTTTTTTAGACTCTATATTGGTAAGTGATGATTTGCCTTTTAAATAATTCATAAATGAAATTATTTCTGTTATTAAATTCGGGACTTCCCCGGCAGGTTTAGTTTCATTCTTAGTAACCTCAACAGATTTAGTAACCTCAGTTTTAATATTCTTTGTTATATCCTTAACTTTTGTTGTAGTTTTATTTTTACTCATATTTGTCTATTTTATATATATATATTTGATTTTAATATATTTTTTACTAATGTAAATGTTTTAAAAAGGCTAGAACATACGATTCCTGTTTCTTTTGACATTCTACCAAAACTAGTTTTGCCCATCATATATCTTAAAAATACTTCTTTTTGATACCAAGTGCATTTCTCGTCTAAAATATTCATAACATTTTTTCTAAATTTTTTAATCTCCTCTTTTTTTATATTTGAAATATATTCAAATTCATCATCATCATTTTTATGATTTAATACATATTTAAGTAACCCGTCAAAATCTTTTTCATATAAATCTTTCAAAGTTATATCATAAAATATATAATCCGGGGAATCCCCGAGATTCTCAGTATCCCCTAGATACTCACAATCTTTGTTGTTTATTTCTCTTGTATTATTTTTGAATTTATTAATTTTTTGTTGGTATGAACTAGTATTACTTTTATTACTTAATTCAATCATTCTAATTAAATACCAATCTAAAAAAGGTAAAATTTTTTTTATTTTTTCTTCTTTTTTGTTGTATAAATTAATAATACATTCGTGAAGTACCTCACAAGGTTCATCTTTTGTGTTTTTCATATTTTTTGCATATTTTAGATATCTATCATAATTCAGATTTATTGTTCTGTGTAATTCTTCTTTAGGAGTCATAATTAAATTTATAATTTTGGGGGTATTACTTTTATTGCATCATTAATGTGTAATTTTGTAACACTTTTCTTTTTTTTCTTAACATTAGTTTCATAAGTAACAGCGTTCATTTCAATAATTTCCCACTTTAAATCTTTTGTTTTAATTTCACTTAAATCAAATATATAAATATATCCGTCTATAGTTGAGTTAATATAATGTATAAATACTTTTCTATTTGGGTCCTTACAAAATTCATTAGCCTGTTTTAGAAGTCTAAGAAACTTGGTTTTTTCTAGGAAAAGTTCTCCATTAAAATGTTTTTCTAACCACTCCTTATTGAATTCCCTTCTTTTCACCTCACACATAATCATTAGGTTCTCGTCTGGCTTTAGTAATAACCCGTCATATGAACTATATTTATTTGGAGGTAAATATAACTTAAATTCTGATTTTTGTACTTTATTTTGAAATAATTGTGTTAACAATTCTTCGTTAGCTTTTGACGCCTTATCAATTGTGCCGTAATATTTTTTATTTTGATACATATTATTAATTATATAATATATATCTGATTTTAAACTTGAAATTGGAATTATTATCAATATTTATTCCACTTTAACGTTTATTAACGGTTTTTAAATCTTTAAAAGGAGGAAGGGATCTCAGATATTCTTCCATTTCTTTGTTATATTCTACTATTTTCTTAGATATTTCACTATAATCTACTATTGGATTTGTAATTTCTATATCTAAATCCCTTTCTTTTTTTCTTTTAGCTTTCATAATTCTTATTTGTTTTTGTTTGTAAATAACCATTTACCAAGAATTATACCTAGAGTTGCCCCAAGAATTGCTGTGAAAATTAATATTGTTGTCATAATAATTATTTATTTATTATATATATCCAATTGCATAAATGTTTTAGTTATATATCTTAAAATAATACAATAGATTTTTTAGATTTATATGATTTATATTTAAGGCCTAAATCTACTTCCAACCATTTCTTCTCTTTATCATTCCATTTCCAAATACCCTTCTTCCAAATACCCTTTGAATCCTCTGGATAGTTCTTAAGTTCTTCTGCAGGACCTATAGCAAGATTTATATCGTTCCCAAATATTTCGATTAATTCTCGACAAGAGTCTTCATTAATTTCATTAAACCAATGGTTATTTTTAATATACTGGTTAAGATCAAAATCTGGGAAAGTATTATAGAGTCTTCTTAAAATCCTTATAGTGAATTGTCCTCGTCCTGCACAAAGATCGAGTGATGTTTTATTAGGGTTTGCAGGGGAAAGAGAAACCATCTCGTCCACCAAATATAAAGGCGTAAAAACCTCGTGATGTGATTTAACTAATTCCTCTCTTCTCTCAAACCCACTAATTTCTGTTATTGGAAATTTTGAAAGATCTAGGGTGTTTCCCGTAATTATTGAAAATCTTCTTTCTATATTAATCATAATAAGGTTTAATTACTTCTTTTATGAATTCTTGTTCTTCCTTAGGTATGTTGAAATGCTCGTAAAGTTCTTCGTTAGCCCAAGATCTAGTAAAATCTACTACCGGAACTGATCTGAGTTCTCCTGCACTTATATGTTGATTGGTTTTAAAAAGTGCTAAACACATTCTAGCAAAATCTGTTTTGCAATAATCTATAAAGTTTTGTGCTTCTAGTTCTGTTTTAAATTCCCAGTGCATATCATATTTTGGGTTTCTTCCAGACTCTGGCTTTTTATTTGCACTCATTATTGTAAAGAAATCATCTTTAAACATTGTATCCGGGGTAATATTAGTATGCCCCCGGATATGTGTACACTCTACGAAATATGAATCTTTATTATTTAACATTTTTTTATGTTCGTGTCTAGAACCTAAAACTGCCCCAAAATCCTGTAAAGACTTATTAGATTCTAAATAACCTAGTATCTTATTTTTAAATGAAATATATTCTTCCCTGTAACCAAACAAAGAAATCCACTCTATCTCATCTGTATTAATAAAGATATTCTGATTATTAATCTTATCAATAAAATTAAATTTATTATTCTTTTTATTATCCAAATATGTAATAGCACAAGGAACAAATAAACTAATATTAAAAACAGGATTTCCATTAAATAGTATTAATGAATTTATTCTATCTTTTATTTTATCCTTTATTATAATATATTGTTTATTTTCTTTATTACTAATAAAATGTACCGACGGCTGAACAAATATGATTTCTTTACCTATATCCAGTACGGAATCTAATATTTTAAGATGTAGATATCCTTTATACGGAGGGTTACTAATGATTAAATCGAATTTCATATTTTCTAATTCTTCTTTCTATATTAATCATAATAAGGTTTAATTACTTCTTTTATGAATTCTTGTTCTTCCTTAGATATGTTGAAATGCTCGTAAAGTTCTTCGTTAGTCCAAGATCTAGTAAAATCTACTACTGGAATTAATGCTAGTTCATTTTGAGCTATTGCTTGTGAAAATTTATTTAAAAAGAGACAAAATCTAGCAAAATCAGTTTTACAATAATTTATAAAATTTTTAGCTTCAAGCTCAGTACTAAATTCTGCCCATAAATTATATTTTGGATTTCTTCCAGATTCTGGTTTTTTGTTTGCACTCATTATTGTAAAAAAATCATCTTTAAACATCGTATCCGGGGTCATACTAGTATTACCCCGGATATGTGTAAATTCTACGAAATACGAATTTGGATTTTTAAGAACCCTATTATTTGTTTGATCCCCGTGAAATCCTAATACTGTTATTATATCTTTTAGAAAATAATCACTTGAAATTTTATTTTTAATTGAATTTATTCTTTCATCATATCCAAAAAAATATATTTCATTAACTTTATCTTTATTAACTATAGTCTCTATTTTAGTAATTAAATTTTTTAATATGAAATTTTCGTTATTAGAAGAATTCTTATCTATATGTGTTATTACACAAGGAACAAATAATCCTATATTAAAAACCGGATTACCATTAAAAAAAATCAGTTTTTTTAAGATGTTAGATGTTTTATTTATAATATAATTAAACATCTTATTCGTTCCTTTTTTTTGTATATAATGTGAGGATGGTTGAACAAATATGATTTCTTTACCTAGATCTAGAACAGAATCTAAGATTTTCAGGTGTAGATTTCCTTTATATGGGGGGTTACTAATGATTAAATCGAATTTCATAATATCCTTATTCTTTTAATAAGTGTTTTACTTATATATCTATTTATTTAAGATAACCAAATATATTGACATAAAAAAAGGATATACCCTAAGATATATCCTTAAATAAAGCAATATAATACTAATTATATGATAGAGATTGTGAATTAAAAGATTTATATATTTTCATAATTTTTATGGAGTCTTCCATTTCTTCATTATCATAAAATTCTAACAAATCCTCTAGTTTAATATTTATAAAATTTTCAACTTTAATTTTTTTTGTGTTATTTTGTAATTCTTCAACACGTAGCATTAAATTTTCTTCATTAACTCTATTTCCTTCTAGTTTTGTTTTAAAACAATTAATTGTATAATAATTATTTTTGTTAATACCCCTTTTTTCTACATAAATATATTCATTATCTCTTAATATTTTTAATGAATTAATTATTTCTTTTCTTCCAAGTGGAAGATTTTTTATCATATTTTTTTCGGTTTGAAAGAATGGGGATTGGAAAATATAATATAAGTCTTTTAAATATTGTAATAATAACGTTGCGTCAAGGCCTATATTATTAATATCTTCAATATTTAATTTCCAATGGGGTTGTTTTGGAAATTTATCTGAAAATTTATAGTTTAGAAAATCTGATTTCTTTTCTAATCTATAAAATGTTTTTCTACCGATACCTAAATTTTTTGAGATTGTCTCTTTTGTATCTTTAGGATTAATATATTTGTATCCTAGAATTGTGGATTCTAATAAGCCATATTTGTTGGCTAGTTCTTTGTTGCAAATAATGTATTCCATAATATTGTTTTTTATTTTATACCTTGTGTTCAGCAAGGCTGAGAAGTCGACCTAAAGTTGGCTTGAACACCGGTAACAATAAAACGGAACCAACTTTAGGTGTGTTCTCTTATTATATATATCTCATTTGCATTTAGTTTTCACCCAAATATTAAAAAAAATCATTAAATTTTATTAATTTATATTCATTCTAAATTAAGATTTTTAAACAAATTAAGACAAAAACGTGTAGTTTTGGTAGGATGAACGTGTCATTTTGGCAGGTATAAACGTGTCATTTTGATAGGTATAAACGTGTCATTTTGGTAGGTATAAACGTGTCATTTTGGTAGGACTTAAAAGAGATCTATAAAAGAAAAAAAAAAAGAAAGAAAAAAAGAAAAAAAAACAAATCGTTCGAATGTTTTTTCGAAACATCTCACTTAATTTTTTTTTTTTTTTTATTTTAAATATTAAGTAACGAATGAATGTTAAGTATTTAAGTTTTGGTTAAGTAACACTATCTCGAGCCTTCGGCTCTCGTTTCATAAACAATTCTTCCTATACGGAAGAAAGT